TATTTATTTTAACAGAATAATAACAAATAAAATAATAGTATCATAATTAGGAGAGAAAAATATAAATTATGACGATAAAAAAACGGAACATTTAAAATACAAAAGAATTATATAGATATAATATAGATATAATATCGATGTAAATAAAAGATAATTGAGTTATGAATAGCAAAATGTATTATTTCTTAAATTTAGAACGAATAATAGCAAATTTCTGTGTATGAGATTGTATTGTATTAAGACAAAATGGATCTTTAATATGTTTTTTAATATATTGATATTCTTTTTTTTCTAATTCTTGTTTTGTTTCACATTCTATTGTTTCAAGAGATATAATAAGAATATCATTCCAATTAGAATTTTTTTTTTCATTTATATATTTATATAATTTCAATTTATACTTTTCATTTTTACTACAAGAAATATGAAGTATTAATCTTTTTTCTAATGTTTGTGTTGTAGAACCAATATAAAAGTATCCATCATCTATTATAGCATAAATTATACCAGATATCATTTCTATTATTCTATTATTCTATTATTTATTCTTTTATATCAATTTTTATTCATTTTCTTAGAAATTCAGAACAAATCTTTTTAGAAAATGAAAATATCTGAGAATTCCAGAAGAAACATTTTTTGAAAAGTAAAATATCTGAGAATTCCAGAACAAATCTTTTTAGAAAATGAAAATATCTCAAAAACTCAGAACAAATCTTTTTAGAAAATGAAAATATCTCAAAAACTCAGAACAAATCTTTTTGGAAAATGAAAATATCACTGTAAGTGAGAATTCCAGAACAAATCTTTTTTAAGATATAAAAAAGAAAAACGTTGATTTTTTTAAGAAAGTTTTCAAAAGAATATTCTTTTTTTTTTAGAATGTTACATTCCTTTTCTAAAATTTTTTGTTCTTTTTCTTTTTCTTTTACTACCTACACTCCCAACTTATTTGCATAAAAAAAATTGAACTTTGAAATTTCATATTTTATATTATACAAAATGAATATATTACCAGAATATTTTGGTATCTTTCGTCCGGGTTATGGAGTTCATACATATTTAACATTGGTAAAGAATACTCAAATAAATTGTAATGGCTCTTTTCGAAATTTTATTGATTTTCTTTCTATGGAAGGTAGTAGTTTTATTGAATCTTATCTTGAAAATACAGAATATAAAAAAACAAATGTATTTGATCAAGATGATATTTCTTATAAATTCTTACCATTTAATGTTGTAACATCGAATAATACAAGATATCCTATTATTTTCTTCAAAACAACAGGTTTTATTCATTCACCAAATTCATCAACAATGAAATATATGTTATCACAAGAAGAAATTAATATTGTTAAATCTAAAATGATTCATTATAATGTTATCGAAAATATTACTGAAGATCATTATGAAAGTGATATAACTCTTATTACTAAAAAACCAGCTAGTAGTATACCAACTTTTGTTCTTCAAAATCATTTGGAAAATGAAAGAAATAAAAATGTGAATTGTCCTATTACATTAAAACCTCTAAAAGAATGTGATACTCTTTCTGTTCTTTCTTGTTTTCATATCTTTGATAAAGAATCTATTATTGAATATCGAATAATAAATAATAGATGTCCTATCTGTAGAGTTGAAGCAACTATAATTCATAACGAAAAATTTTAGTTGAATATTTTATTGTTGAATTCTTTTATTAAGAGCATTTAATACTGCTTTTTTAATATGAGATACTTCTGGATACCATTTCACAAGTTTAGATGTATCAAGTTCATTATTGGAACGTTTTGATTTTAAAAGATTTGATTGTTCTTCATATGTCATTGTTTTCCAAGTCTTATTTGGATCAATAATTGTTTTATACATTTGTAAAATGTCTTCATGAGAAATAGTTCCAGGGTTTGTAAGATTAATTGTCCCTACTCTTTTATTTATAGCCATATCTACCATAATTGGTAGCAACTCATCTAAGACTGTCATAGAATTTTCTATAGAACAAATCTTTTCATATCCTACTATTTTTGTTATAAAATCACGAGGATTTGATTGAGAAGTAATAGGCATACGAATACGAACATTTAATACAGTATTTGAATACAAACTCATAAGTTGATCAGTAAAACCTTTTACAATAGAATATGAAGAACCAAAAAAATTAGGTTTTGCTTCTTCATCAAAAGGATGAGAACCATCATATTCAAAAATACAACCTGTTCCTAAATATGTGAAATGAATTCCTTTATCATTGCAGAGTTTCGCAAGAACAATAGGTGAAAAAAGATTATCACGAATATTCTCTTTTAATTTGCCATCGTGCTCTAAATAATCTATTGTTGGAATTGTTTTACCATCTATTACACCGTGTGTTCTTCCTATCGTAGATATTATATGAGTTGGCTGTAAGAGATCAATTTCTTGAGAAATTTTTTCTATATCATCTACTCTAACATCTGATCCATATAATATTTTTACATCATCTCTAGAAGTAATCAAAGGAATTAATTGTTTACCTATCCATCCATTAGAACCTAACAGAAGAACTTTCGCCATCGTATATTTATATAGAATATTCTATTTAAACCAAAAATATTAGTACTTAATAAATGGATTACGAACCGAAAGTAATTTTAATTACTGGAGCTTGTGGTTTCATAGCTTCAAATGTTCTTAATTATTTATCTAATAAGTATGTTGGTATAACCTTTATAAATGTTGATAGACTTGATTATTGTTCTTCATTGAAGAATATTAATGTAAAGAATACAAATTATCATTTTTATAAATGTGATATACGTAATTCTGATATGATTCAATATATTCTTAAATTACATAACGTAGATACGATTATTCATTTCGCAGCACAAACGCACGTTGATAATTCTTTTGGCAACTCTATTCAATTTACACAAGATAATGTAGTAGGAACACATACTTTGTTAGAATGTTCTAAAGAATATGGTAAAATACAACGTTTTATACATGTTAGCACCGATGAAGTATATGGAGAAGTTGCATTGGATGGAGATGAATGTTATGAAACAACAATCTTAAAGCCAACGAATCCTTACGCAGCAACAAAGGCTAGTGCAGAACATTTAGTATTCTCATATTATCATTCTTTCAAGTTACCTATTATTATTACTAGAGGGAATAATGTATATGGTCCTAACCAATATCCAGAAAAACTTATTCCAAAATGTATTACATCTATTAAAGAAGAAAAACCATTTACAATTCACGGAGAAGGAAAAACAGTAAGAAATTTTATTCATGTTGACGATGTTTCATCAGCAGTGGAAAGTATTTTATTCAAAGGTATTATTGGTGAAATATATAATATTGGTTCCAAGAATGAATTTAATGTTATGGAAATTGTGAAAAAGATTGTGAAAATAATGAAAGAGTCCGATAGTGTAGAACCTTATATACAATATGTAGAAGATAGATTATTTAATGATTTACGTTATAGTGTATCCAATACAAAACTCATCCAATTAGGATGGAATGAAAAGATAGATTTTGAAAATGGTTTACAATCTACTATTGATTGGTATATGAATTGCGAGAAAGAACATTGGATAAAATAAAATTGATCGCATATTTTTAACAAAAATATTCATATAAAATGAGTGCTTATGAGAAGGTGGAAGACGATACGCCAGATATGACTGCAGGTGTAATTCTATTTGACAATGCGATGAATATTCTTCTTGTAAAGCAAAGAAAGAATGGCATCTGGTCTTTCCCAAAAGGTTCTGTAAAGTATGGGGAAACAATGTTTGATGGTGCTTTACGAGAGGCTTTAGAGGAGACTGGAGTTGATTTCTCCACTGATAGATGTTTATCAGTGTATTATGATATGAATTATAGTAAGACAGTTCATTTATATATTTATAAATCATTGATAGATTATAAGTCTATTCCTGTTAAGAGAACAGAGGATACAACTGATTTTATTTGGCTCAACTGGTGGAACCTTTCTGAAAAATTTATGAAAGAAAATAGGATTAATAAGTTAACATTGAATTATTTGAGAAAGAGTTTTATTCGTTAAATATCCTTTACCATATACGTTCCTTCCAATCTATAACCACATTTATTTTTATAATACTCACGAGTTCCTACACCAGCAATAACAGCTACTTTATTCCATCCAGCACCCTTTGCAATAGTCTCCGCAGTAGCCATAAGAAGTTTACCATACCCCTTATGTTGTGATCCATCGGATTCTGATCCTACTCCCATAGAAGTTCCATATACATGAACCTCTCGGACTAAAGCACAGTTAGCCAATTCAGGGATGTATCCACCACCAGGGTTCATATCAAGACGAAGGCGTAAGAAACCATAAAGACCAATATAAGTTTCTAGATCTCCTGGCCAGTAGCATTGTAGACCTGTGAATAAAGTATATAGAATCATATAGATTTGTAAGATCCAATAATTTATTTTCTGAATCAAGTTCATCGTATGAGCTTCTATAGAAATATGATACTCTACTCCAGCAGAAGCCTCATACTTCCTCACTGCGATAAGAGGCTTTAACTGACCATCGTGTTCCTTATCACCAATCTCCATACAACGAATACAATAACACTTCAAACCTTTTTGTTTCATTTGAACATGAATGAGTTGCCGAAGATTTGACATCTTATTATATCCTGCCGCAATATCGTTGCCAGGAATATCTCGCACGAGTCTCTGAATTCTTACCCACGGATTTACTTTGGTTTTATAATACAAACACACATCAATCAAATCTTGAACTCTCTTTTCCGAATAAGGAATAAATGTTTTATCATTATACATATCCAAAATTTTTGATTTCACAATATGTTTATCGTCAAACGTTTGAACAACTGCGGTAGGATAAATCTTAATGTCATCAAACTGTAAATCAGCATTATTAATTGCTTCATCAAACATCCATTTGTCTTGTTCTGGTGAAGAGCCTGGTAAGTCTGGCATCAAGTGAACCACAACTTTCATACCCGCTTGTTTGAGCAAGTGAATCGCTTTTACAGTATCTTTCGTATAACATTTGCGATTTGCTGCTTTCAAAATAGCATCATCATAATGCTGAACACCTATTTGAATTCGTGTAACACCCCAACGTCTATAATCTTTGATGGTGGTGGGGGAAATATTGTCTGGACGAGTCTCAAGAGTGAAACCAATAATACGATAATTGGCTGTCTCATTGATAGTAATCTCTTCTTCCAACGTTAGAGACTCTCTCTTTATATCAACGCTATTAGCAGACCAATATAATTCACGAATTACTTGCTCACGATATTCTAGGGGATAGCTCTCCCAAGTGCCACCAGAAAAGATTACCTCAATCTTTGAATCTTGTTTTACAGATTCATTAATGTTTCCAGTAAGCTTATAACTGTCAATCCGACTATTAAATTGTCCTTTCACATCAAACTTTGACTCTAAAGCCCGAAGCATCGCAGGTTCATTGGAAAGATACGAACGAGGTTGCGTAGGATTGCCTTCTAAATCCGTTTCTTGAGGACAGTAGGAACAATCATATTTACAACTAAACTTATGAGGAGCGAGAACAATGGTTACAACCAATACACCAGAATTAGAACGCATTTGCTTTTTAATCATCCACTTTCTTAACCTTGGAGTAATCTTCGTAGTTGAAAAGTATTTCTTATAAATTGTATGAATCTCTCGCTTGGATGGAGTCATTTGATATTTGCGTCTCAAAATCTTCATTGCTTTTTCAGGATCCTCTACGTCCTGAATAAGTTCGCTTACAAACTCACAGACTTCCGTTGATTCTGTAGAAGCAGATGAAATATCTTCAATATCCTCCGTCATTTTTGATACTAAAATTATCAAAAATAAAGGGTCAATTTTTTTACTTTAACACGCTGGTGTAGTAGGATGTGTATAAGGTGCTATTGGATAGGATGGACCAAGATATGTATTTCGATCAAATATACTCTTTTTAGAATTATAATCAGAACTATCATAATTTTTCAAAAAAGGTATAAGATTTAAATAACAGGGAGTAGGTTCTATCTTCCAATTTAAAAAATGTGTTACGAAATCATCCGCTATATAACATTGTGCTTTTGGTCCCCAGTTATGAAATAAAGAAACTCCTTGATTTAAACATATATGTATAACTTTCTGAGTAAGGGTTGCTTCGGTAATAAAATCATAAGTATTATTATTCCTTATTATATCAAATTCTGAAATAATACAATCAAAACCATTACTCGATGCGTATTTTAAATTATCTTCAAATAACTTTAATTTATCATTCGTAAAAAGAGTTATATTTTTAAAATGACATTGAAATCCTATTCCATGAATATGCATACCACTAGCATCTCTTAAACTTACAAGATTATCTATAATTCTTTTATAAGTATTTCCGCGAGTTTCCAGACTAGCATCTAAATAATATAACTTCACCTTAGATTTCAAATTATCTGGTATATATCTATAGTATGTATTGAATAGAAATGGTGCATAATTACTGCCAAAATAATCAAGATATGGATTTGTGCTGTCGTCAAAATTTGCATGTATATTATCCCGAGATGTTGGAAATGAACCATCTCTATTCGCATATTCATTCAATACAATAATTTTATGTATAGTATTTTTTAAAGATGTATAATACTGTCCCAATGTTGTGGAAATATGATTCTCTAATATATTTGATAGTATAGGCCCTGTTAATTGACTATTCTGCCTCATTAGAAATAACCAATTGGGGACGATATAATTATTAGATTTCCATGTTCCATGATACAAACAACTATATAATAGCATTTTCATTTGGTTTTGACTCGCATAGTTTATTAAATCATTTGTGTCTGTAATTGTATATGTATTTAGATTTGTATAGCCAAGTGGTTGCGAAGGATTATATAGATATGGAGTAGCACGTTGGTTTCCAAAGTTTGTTTCAAATGCGGGAGAAAATGAATTAAAACAATATTTTAAACGTTGTGCAAAGTTTGAATTATCAATATTAGCGATTGAAGGTGCCCAATCTTGATTTTTTTTTGCAACCATACCATAACCAATTGTCATTGGTATATTTTTTTCTTGTAATATAACTGCGAGTGATTCATATGGCATTAATTACTATAGATATATTATTTTTATTTACTCAACGAACAATAAATTCGTAGAAGAACCATTACCAGTTAACCCCGTTGCTTCAGACCTATCATAATTCTCAATATTTTTAGAAATGGTATCAAACATTTTTGTAAAATCTTCTAAATCCTCTTCTTTCAAATCAACATT